GCTGTTGTAGCTATTAAGTTAGCAGCTGCTGGGTTGTCTGCATGTTTCAACCTTTGAGTAAACTTAATACCCATAGTATCCATAAAATGAATAAACTCTTTTTTATCCATATTATCTGGTAACTCATCTACATCTATGTTAGTCAAAGGTGGTTTATCCAATGCTATCATGTGCTTCATCTTGTGAGCTACCATAATGTACAATAAGTTAAAAGGCTTAGCTCTATCCATTGTAGACACAGGTGCAGAGTTTAAGTTATTGTATACTACTCCATGGAATCCTAGTTTAACTGAATTAGGATCTTCTAGTTGTCTGTACTGAAGTTTTTTAGGAGCCATGTTAGTGTAAATATATTGGTCTATTTCTACACCTTCCCATATCTCATCTATCCACTTCCACTCTAATTTACAACTTCCTAATACCTCGTGCTCAAAATAATAGAAATGTTTTTTTCTACCATACCCTATATCCTCTAACTCTTTTTTATTTCCTTTAGGTATTTTAAACTCTTCAGAAACCATCTCAGTTTGTAATTCACCAAACTCATCTACATAGTCTATAAATCCTACTCTTTTCTGACTTCTCCACTCTACATGTACTACTCTAATTAATGTCTCCATAGTACCTTGTCCATAAGCTCCAATGTGTGCATGTTCATCATTGTAATTTCTCATCCACCTCATTTCAAATGGCTCATTTCTGTACTCAGTATTTTTAGCAGCCATCTGTACATCTGTACCATAGCTACCTCTTAAACTGTTTCTTTGCTCTAGAGATGTTACCTGCTCTTCTGATAATTCAAAAGTAGAAAGTACATCTGACACAGACATATACTCTACATAACCAGCGTAGCTACCATTCTGTATAAACTTAGAGTCTGGTGACTTGTGAAAGAATACATTCAATGGGTTTAGTAACTTTACTACAGGCTCATCATTGACAATACCTACCCAAGCATACTCTTCTCCTGCAATCTTACCATGCTTAAATCCATCTGACTTTTTATCTTTTAAGTTCAGTTTCTTTTTGTAGTAGTATAACAATTTATTACAAGCTATCTCTCTATCATCCTGCCAAGTTAACATATACTTTTCTATGTCTTGTGGACTGAAAAGAATTTTAGCTTCTTCTAGTCTCTGCATTTGCTGAGATAGCATTTGCTGGTACTGTTCTAAAATTTGTTGGTCTTGCTCTTCATCTCCTGTAAGTTGTGGAGGATTATTTTCCAATTGCTCCATTCTAAAAGACTCAATCTCTCTAGATAGAGTCTGCTCTAGATATTGCTGAAGCATTCTACTTTTTTCTCTCTTAAAAGCATTTACACCTGAAGAGTTAAGTAATACTGCTTTATGGTTAAAAGGTTTAGTATCATTCTCACCCAATAACACATTAACTATATTATGAGACCATACTAGTGGAGTAATAATGTCGTGAAAAGTTTCTTTAGTTACATTAATTAAAGAACACTCATACTTCAAATCCTCATAGTCTAACTCATTGTTGTAAAACTTATAGTTAGAAAGTTTTCTTTTGTAGTTATCATAGTTATTTCCTGCAAAAGGTCCATAGTATTGGATGATATGTCTTATCTGTCTTTTAGCCCAAGCATAGTCATCTGCTATTTTATCTTTAAGGCTCTGTCTCTGACTTAAGGGAGCTTCTTGGTAATTAGTATCTATTACCTGATTTTTATTGTTGTCCATAATATCTTCGTTGTTTATTATTAGTGTGAGATAGAATAAAATCATTCTCTCTAAAAGAGTTTATTATGCTATTGTGATGATTTATAATTTCTTCTTCTTTCTCTCTTTGTTTGTATTTGTTAAATTTTTCTCTAATTCCTATTATACATCCCATAAATCCCATGACAGCATCAAAGTTATCTCTTTCATTATACTGAATCATCTCTGCTAATAATCTAGGAGACTTTAAGAAATGTAAATTCATTTTTTGTTGTTGGTTCTGGTTTTCATTACCTAGTACTCTGTACTCTTTTAACCAATCTGCCAAGTAATCTATGGCATTATCTTTTATAAGCTTATTACTCATAGGGTATCCATAAGTAATTTGTTTTGTCCACCCACCTTTAGGGTTGAATACTCTTTGTGGTTGAGTAGCTAATAAGTGTAGCTTACCTCTCTTTCTAAAATACTCTACTGTATTACCTACCTGGTTCTCAAAATAAATCATACCAGGAGTATTTCCATAATACATAGCCATCTTTTCTAGTATTTCATTGACAGCTTCTCTACCATTGTAAGGTCTACCTATATATTCAGCTACCAGCTCATAATATCCATACTTTAATGGGTCTAATGCTGTCTTTAATACAAATATACTAGATAATGAACCTTCTGATGTAGTATGGTCTTTTGCAATAGGGTCATGTCCTATTACATATAAAAAACCAGGTACATCCTTATCTGTTATTTCTATAGGGTGCTCGTATATAACTACTGCACCTTCCTGACTATATCCTTTAGGTACTGGGTATTGAGTAATAGCCTGTAGCTTTTGAGATGTATCAGGATTAAACTTTACACCTATTTTGTCATTAGTAAACACCAACTCTCCTACTGTTGCATAGCTATGGAACTTTTGGTGTAGTGTTATTTCTCTATAGTGATCCATTAGCTCTGGTACAGGTAACCTAGATGCTACAGAAGACATAAACATCTCAGAAGGTTTGATAGGATAATTCATCATCTCTCCTTCTAGTCCTTTAGCATCCTTGTTGTCTATATACTTCTGCCTTCTTTTTATATAAAAATCTATAGCAGCCTTTACATTAGTATTACCATCCTTATCTTTAAACTGTCTTGCAGTTAAGAAAGCAGGTAAAAAGAAAGCTATCTTTCCAGTATTCTCATATATATCATCAAAGGCTACAGTGTCAAATGTCTCAGGATTTAAAAACCATTTTTTAGCAGCTATGATAGTCTGCATATTTCCTGAAGTACCTAATCCTATCTGACTACCAAACTGAGTACCTTCTATTGATACTGTTGCTTTGTTAGAGTTATAGGCTTCTTCTAATAATTCTGTTAGACCTATCTCTTCATACAGCAACTTACCATATCTACCCCCAGCTGCAGCCTCAGCTCCATCTTTCTTTTGAGTAGAATATACCACATGAGCTATATATGACCCTGAACCTTTTTTCATCCAGGTTCCATTAGAGTTTATTTGATACTCATGTCTCCACAAGTTATCTTTATTGTTAGGCTTCAAAGAACCTGCCATTTCTTTATAGAGTGGAGATGGTACATAATCATCTTCTCCTAGTTTGCCCCAAGCTCCAAAAGAAGGGTTAATAGCTAACTCATTCATAGAATCACCTATCTTTTTAGCAAACTCTGAAGACTTAGATGTAGCTCCAGAGCCTATACACACCTCTGCTTTAGGTGGGTTTTTTATAGACTCTTCTGTGTAGTACTTTAAGCCATTAAAACATATCTCGTGTTTACTAACAGCTAGAGCATAATAATAAGACTTACCACCCCCTCTACTTCCCATCTCTACAATGTTAGAAGCTGGGTTCCAATATAACTGTTTACCCAAAGGCTTATCCTTTAGTTCTGTCATATTCTCCCAAGGACTTTTGTACTTTTTAAGTTCACCTTTCTTGTTAACTATTGTACTATATCTCCTAGGGTTAACCTTTTTTATAATAGACCTTAGCTCTTCTTTGCCAGGTAATACTAATACATCAGATGTGTACTCATCATCTTCACTCCACCCAGAAAACCCTTCTGCTACTTGTACCATGTAAGACCTAGCCCATTCTATGTCTCTTACATCTGGCTTAATCTTAATTCTTGTATTCTCTACCTCAGACCTAGCCCATTCTATGTCTCTTACATCTGGCTTAATTTTTATTCTTGTATTCTCTACCTCATTAACATCTAAGATAGTACAAAAGTTAGCATAAAAATACAATCTACCAGGTACAAATCTTTTTTTACCAAATTGGTTAATCCAAAAACCTTCTATACACTTTCTCTTTACTTCTTTCCAGTATTGTATATATCTTGTGTCGTCAGGATGGTACTTTTTTATCTCCTCCTTAATTAACTCTAGATTTTCTATCTTAATTAGAAAGTCCTCTACAGCAGATATATTAAAGTCTAAGTCTTGGTCCATTAAATTAATCCTCTTTCAGAGGCAGATTCTTTTCTACCTCCTTTCAATCTTGACTGGCTTTTTTGTTTTACAAATCTTTCTTCTACTGCTTCAAAGTTTTCATATATCTTTGAAGTTTTAGAATAAGCATTGTCTAAGTCTTTCATTGTATCAAAGTTATAATCTGCTGATGCTAAGAATTTAGCTCTTTTAGTTAGGGCATCCTTCTCATCTTTCAAAGCTCTCTCTACTGCAGATAAACAGATAGATGGATACTTTTCAATGCAAATTCTTATCTCTTCTCTTTCAGTATCAAAGTCTGGGTTAAACACTTCCTTTAACATATCCAGTCTTTCCTTCTCAGGTATTCTATAAAATTTGTTTTTATCTTCATCAGGGTCTGACATAAAAAAGATACACCACATATCCTTAGAAGATTTCTCTTTATTCTTAGACTTGTCTTGGTTATACAAGTTGTTAAAAGGGGGCATATACACTAGCTGTGGGTTTACCTCCCAAAAGTTTTTATTTTCGTATTGAACAGATTCGTTAACTAAACTCATTTTACTCTTTTAAAAACATAAGTAAAGAATAGATGAAATGTGCCTACAAAAAGAAAATAAAAAAATATAAATTTCCAATCTACAATTAATGCAATAATTAAAAATATAGAAAAGTTTCTAATCAAACCAAAAAAATGCCAGGCATCTGTTAAGCTAACTAACCAAGTAGAACTGAGAAAAAATCTTTCTCCTTTAGACTTGTCTCCATCTTTCCATTTATTTTTCCAAGATTCCTTTGGATTCCACCAGTTACCTAATCTTTGAAATACAGATGTATCAAAATGAAATAAAAGTTTGTCTTGGATACCTTTTGTAATACCCAAGACTAAACTTAAAAAAATTAAACTACTTATTTCTACGCAATCCATTTGTAAATTTCCATTTCAATTTTTCTCCAATAGAAAAATCTCTCCACTTCTTTCTATCTAGTTCTTCTAAACTAGGTTCTTTAAATATAACTATAGCTCCAAACATTCCTATAAATAACAAGGCAATTATAATATAGCCTATTGTTACCCATGGCTGTTTTTCTGTCCATACTAAAGCAGCTGCTCCTATTGACAGTAGGAAAAAAGGAATCATTAATATTAATGCTTTCATATTGTTGTTTTTTTATTACTTAGTAGCAGGGGAGGGACTCGAACCCTCCTAGTCTAGATTATGACTCTAGTGGATAACCTCTATCCTACCCTGCATATCCATTTAGGCCTCTGCTGTTTCTGTTTCAGCTGGCTCTTCTACTCTAGGAAATACTACCTCTTCAATCTTACTCAAGATGTAAAGGTGTTTGTCTCCTTCAAAAACATTAGACTTTGCAATGTCTACAAAAATCTTCAGTTGTTCAATTGTTTCATAGGTGTTCTTGTCACCTAGTTGTTGTCTTAGCATTGCATTTTCTTTTAGCAATGCTTGGATCATTTCGTCACTTGACATTTGTGGTTGATTATTTGACTTATCTTTAGGTCTGTTACTCATTTTTTTTATATTAACTTATATTCAATTATTTTTCTAATACTGCTTCAATTTCTGGAAGTACTACCTTAATTAAGTAGTGATCTTCTTCATTGTAAGAAACTGTTTCTCTTCTTGTCTTGTATTCCTTTCTCATAATTGAGAAGGCATCAGAAGGTAGTGATAAAAATACTACATCCCCTTCTTTAAAATCAAAACCTTGAGTTTCCATATCCTTTCTAACTTTGTCAGATATTTTCACTACTACTGCTTTCTCTGTAGTTAGCTTCTTAGCTCTAGGCTTTGTTTTCTTTCTAAACGTCTCTTCTTCAAAATATTCTTCTTCGTCTGTAATCATAAGCCCTTCCTCTGTTTCTTCTTTTACAAAGAAGGGAGCTACTAAAACTATATTACCTTGTAGTCTATGATTATCTAAGTAGCTAAATGTTTCTGAGTTCTGTATATCATTATTATACTCCTCTACCGTTAAACTTTCTAGTTTTCCTTCCATTTACTCTATCATTAATTCTGTTTGGGTTATAATACCTGCTGTAGTTAAATACATCGTAGCAATTGACACTGCATTTTTCAATGTTGTAGTAACTACCTTTGTAGGGTCAATAACACCAATTTCAATACCTTGCCCTCTTTCACCTGTCTTCAGGTTAATGGCTGGGTTATTTCCATGTACGTTAAACTCTGCGTCTCCATATATCTTAAAGAAAGGAGTCATCATAGTTTCTTTTAGAATGTTTGCAGCAACTGAAGTCTCTTTCATAGCTAGTGCCTCATTAAGTAAGGTCACTCCACCACCATCTACAACTCCTTCTGCCAAAGCAGCCTTAGTAGCATGCAACGCATCATCAATTCTATCCTTCGTTTCTTTCATCTCCACCTCAGACTTTCCTCCTGCGTAGATTATTCCCACTCCGTTTGCTAAAGATGCGATTCTCTCAGTTAGCTTCTCTCTCTTATAAGCTGAATCTTCTTCCTTCAACTTAGCCTTTAAAACATCGATTCTCTCTTGAATCTCTTTGTTCTTACCAGCTCCACCCAAGAAAGTAGTTCCATTAGAGTCAATTACTATCTTCTTAACTCTACCTAACTGGTTAATCTTAGTGTTAGTCAAAGATAACCCATAGTCATTATCTATAAACTCTCCACCAGAAAATAATGCCAAGTCTTCTAGCAATTCTTTCCTTCTAAGCCCATATCCAGGTGTAATAACTGTAGCAGTACTTAACAATCCCTTCTTATGATTCAATACTAGAGTAGACAGTGCAGTACCTTCAATATCCTCACACACTATCACTAGTGGCTTTCCTACCTTAGCTACTTCACTAATTACTGAGTAGATTTCCTTAATATTGTTAATCTTCTTATCATAGATTAAAATATAAGGCTCTTCCAATTCTACCTTTAGCTTAGACTCATCAGTTAAAAAGTGCTGAGTGTGGTAGCCTCTTTCCATATAAAAGCCTTTTGCTACATCAATGTAAGTATCAGGCTTCTTACTTTCTTCAACTATCAAAGAACCATCATAGCCAATCTCCTTATAAGCATCTGCAATAAACTTACCTATTACACTATCATTATTAGCAGAAATTGTAGCCACAGCTTCTATAGCCTCATAGTTATTCTTAATATCAAGGCTCTTTTCCTTTACATTCTTAATAACTACATTTGCTAACTCTTGTAGTTCCTTCTTAACTTCAGTTACATCAGTAATCTGGTCTCTATTCTTTTCAATATTCTCAACTAGTGCATTTGTAAGCACTGTTGCAGTAGTAGTCCCATCTCCTGCTTCCATTAAAGTATTCAAAGATACTTCTCTTACCAAGTCTATACCCATTTGTTCAATTGGATCATTAGACCTTACTTCTTTTGCTACGGTAACTCCGTCTTTACTTACATGTACTTTACCATTGGCTCTTCTAATTATTACATTCTTTCCTAATGGTCCCATAGTAAGACTTACCATTCGTTCCAAGGTATTTATACCTTTTTTAAATTTTAACAGATCTTCAGGCCTGTTGGTTACTATATTCATATTTTCTTATCAATTCCTCTAAATTTTTCAATCCTTTTCTATATTTTAGTTTTTTAATATTTCCTTTTTTATAAGAGTTTATAAACTTCTCTCTTATTTTATACAAAGACTTATCACTCAAATTAAAACTCCCAAAATGGTGGAGTAAAACACTTTGTGGTAACCCCTTCTTAATATGATTTCTTACATCTGTAAAAATATAATCTACCACATACTTTACTAAACTTTCAGAAACCCCATACTTCTTAGCTATATCCTTATTTAATTTTGATAATATCGGGTCCATCTTCTAGCATCTTTAAGTCACATCCTGCATACACATTCAGAGCATTTTCAAATATTATATCCTCTTCTGAATAGTTCATCTCCTCTGCTAATTCGCTAAGGTAATAAGGATCCAAATAAATTGTAGTTGGCTCTTTTTTGTGAGTTCTTCTGAAACTATCCAGATTATCATCTATCAAACTTCTAATGCTCATTGTTTTGTTTTACTTTTAGTTTAAATATAATTTCTTCATAATTTTCACTAGTTAATAT